ATATACGCAGATATACATGAAATATTAATGTCATTGGGTATGAATATTATTGTAGCAGCTGGGTTTATCCATGATTTTATAGAATATAGAAACGAAAAATTAAACAAATAAATATGAATCAAAAACCTCAAATGAATGTCAACATTGACATTAAAAACACAAAAGCAATTACATCACCAGAAGGTAATCAAGTATTCCAAGAAGGTGTAATTTTACGTAAAGTATCTCGTTTTGTAACAGGTACCCAAGAAGACGGAATCATTCCAGTTCCCGTGTTTTTTGATGTACAAACTGGTAAAGTATTAGTAGAATTATTGCCTAAAGAATTAAGAGCAGAATTCGAAGATGACGCTATTTGATTGGCTTAACGAATTAACCTTTAATAAAAGGGAATGGTCATCTTTTTCAGAAGATCAACGGGAATCATTCAATTCTTACATGATACATAGATATGTATCGATGTATATCGGCTATGTAGAATTAGCAAATATCGCACAAAAACTCCCGCTTACTGAAAAAGAAAAAATATATAATATCTACAAGACCATGTTACCAAAGAAAAAAATGTTCCTCAAGTATGTTAAAAAACAAACAAAAAACACATACGAAGATTTATTAAAATATGTTGCTGAATACTACCAATGTGGTTTTGGAGAAGCAGAAGAATATATTGATATTATCCGAGAAGTAGGTGTAAGAGGAATTCTTTGGGAAATGGGAGTTGATGAAAAAGAAACAGATAAATTAATTAAAAAAGCAAAGTTATGAGAAATATTTTATTAGATGCAGTTTACAAACATGCTGAAGGTCATGTTGCTAAACATAGAGCAAATGTTGAAGTTTATCTTCATCAACCAGTTGGAATTGGAGAACATTCTGACATTATAGAAGCAATCGAAATCGAATTAGAAGCAATTGCTAAATATCAAGATCAAATTGAAATTTTAAATCATTATTTCCCAAGAGAAAAACAAACAATTTTATAAGTTATGATTACTGAAAATCAAGGTTATGACCCTACAGGGGCAGGTAAAGCTATTTCGGATTTTGAACAAACATATCCAACATTAGCAGAAGCATTTAAAGAAAACCAAAAAGAACAGTACGAGTTATTTGCTCGTAAAATGATGGATTATGGTTTATCAAATATTTCTCTTGGTACTACACTTGAGGAATCTGATGATATACAACTTTCATTGACTGGAATTTGGTTGCGTTGTAATGACAAGATAAATCGCTTGAAAAACATGTTAAAACGTAAAGGTTATAACTATGTTCAAGGTGAACCAATGATTGATAGTTTTATTGATATTGCTAATTATGGGATTATTGCTCAATTAGTAATGAAGGGTAAATGGAAAAAATAAATAATATGTTTAAATGGACTAACACACCAGAGTGGTTTAAATCTGTAGTTGAAGAAGAAATTTTTCAAAATAAAATTTACGAAAAACTATTTACTGTAGATGAAGGAGATATAGTTTTAGATGTAGGAGCTAGTGTTGGTCCATTTACATATTCTATTTTACATAAAAATCCCAAACATGTTATATGTATTGAACCTAGTATTGATCAATTTTTTACTTTAATAGACAATACCCAATCAGGAAATGTAACTTGTTTAAATAAATCTATTACCTATTCAGATGAAAAAATTTCTTTAGATACTATTTACGGTACTGAAGGAATACCTACTGAGAGTTATGGAATATCTTTCCAAAAATTAATAAAACAATACAATTTAGATCGTATTGATTTTCTTAAAACAGATTGTGAAAGTGGAGAATATGCTATTTTTAATCCTGAAAATTTAATTTGGATTAAACAAAATGTTAAAAAAATAGTAGGAGAATGGCATTTAGGTAATCCGGAATTAAAACAAAAATTTAGAGAATTTAGAGATACCTATTTAAGATTATTTCCTAAACATTATATTTTCTCAACAGATGGTCACAGTATTAACTGGGATTTATGGAATGAACATTTCATTGAATATTATAATGAAGTTATAATCTATATTGATAACAGATAATGGAAAAATCAATATCAGTTTTAATACCTAGTAGAAATAGACCTCAAGGTTTAAAAGAACTTATTGATTCTCTATTCGATAATGCTTTAAATCCTAACCAAATTGAAGTTATAGTTTATCTAGATTTAGATGATTCACACATTTCTGAGTGTGTAAATTATTTTAATGAATTATCTCTTAAATATACTAACCCTGTAAAAACTATAATTGGTCCTAAATTAGTTTTAAGTGATTATCCTAATAAACTTCTCCAACTAGCATCTTCAGACATTTTTATGAATTTAGGAGATGATATGAGATGTAGAACTCAAAATTGGGATATTGAAATTATAAATGCTATAAACAAATATCCTGATAATATTAATTTTGTTTATGTAGATGATGGTTATTGGGGACCTAATTTAGCTACACATCAAGTACTTCATAGGAATTATGTTGAGTGTTTAGGTTATTTTTACCCTCCATTTTTTGATTTTGGTTATTCTGATACCTGGATGTTTCAGGTTGCTCAAAAAGTAGGTAGAATAGAATTTTTACCAATACTATTTGAACATATGCACTACAGTATAGGTAAAGGAGAATTTGATCAAACATATCAAGATAAACTTGATAAAAATCAAAATAATATTTATGGAGATTTATTTACTTCTACTGAATATTTAAGAGATCAAGATGTAAAAAAATTACAAAGTTATATAAAAAGTTTTGCCTAAAAAGAAAAAAATTCCCCAAATCCTTAAACAGATTAAAAATCAACCTTTAAGGGAAATGAACTATGCTTTTGAAAAAGCAATTTCATATAGCCAATTTTCTGTATTCCAATCATGTCCCCGCAAATGGTCTCTACAGTATAGAGACGGTTTCTATACGTCTGAACAATCGATCTATATGACTTTTGGGACGGCGTTGCATGAAGCTATACAGCATTATATAACAACTATATATGAGCAAAGTGGCGCGGCAGCTGACCGAATTGACCTAAAAGAATATTTTGAAGAACGTTTCCGAGAAACTTATTTAAAGGATTATAAATCTAATAAAAACACTCACTTCAGTAATTCAGTTGAAATGAATGAATTTTTTGAAGATGGAATTGAAATATTAAATTTTATTAAGAAAAAACGAGGTGGTTACTTTGGAAAAAGAGGTTGGCATTTAGTAGGATGTGAAGTACCTCTTATGGTAAATCCTAATCCTAAATATCCTAATATTTTATACAAAGGATACTTAGATGTTGTTTTATACAATGAAACTTTAAATAAGTTTAAAATTTTAGATATTAAAACATCTACTAGAGGTTGGGGTGATAAAGAAAAAAAAGATGAAACCAAACAATTTCAACTTGTTCTTTACAAAAAATACTACAGCCAACAATTCAATATTCCTGAGGATAATATTGATGTTGAATTTTTTATTGTAAAACGTAAAGTTTGGGAAAATAGTGATTTCCCAATATCACGAATCCAAGAATTCAGACCATCTGCTGGTAAAGTAAAATTAAATAAAGCTACTAAAGCAATTAATAATTTTATAGAAGAAGTATTTAATACGGATGGTTCCCATAACCCAAAAGAATACCTACCTAACCCCTCAGCTCATAATTGTAAATTTTGTCCTTTTAAAGATAATAAAGAACTTTGTAGTAAATAAAAAATATGGATTCACATGAAGTAATGTTAGTAACAGCTCATACCCCCGATGAACACAGAATGGGCATGTTAAGAGATTTAGTAAATCAACTAAAAAGTAATAATAAAAAAATAGTAATATCTTCTCATAGTAAAATTGATGAAGACATTATTGATATGGTTGATTACTTTGTTTATGATTCAAATAATCAACTTTTAATATACAATGAACCTGAAGGTTGGATAAAAACCACAGGAACAACTTCATCAGAAACTATAATTACTAAAGATACTCTTTATTTAGGAAGTCCTGTTTTAGCACATTGGAGAACTTTAAGTAATGGGTTAATGATTTGTAAAAGTGTTGGTTTTAAGTATGTCCATTATCTAGAATTTGATACTATAGTTAATAATATTATAGAAATCGATGTTAATACAAAACTTCTTAAAAATGGAAACGCTAATGTAGTTTATACATTTCCCGAAGATATAGAAACTCCTAAAAAATATTTTAATTTAGAAGGTCACTATAATGTTTGGAATTTAGATTATTATTCATTTGAAGAATTATCTTTTGATGAAAAAAAAGTAAGACAAATTCTTCAAGATAATCAAGGATGTTGTGAGTGGGCTTATTATGATTATTTTGTAAGAAACAAACCACACACTATTAAAAATCAAAATATCCTTTCTGATAGAGGTATTATTTTAGATCAACATCATAATACCTGGAATTTATTATCTTCTAGAGGATTAATAGAACCTATTTTGTATGTACAAGATGATATTGTTAAAGTTTATATTAATAATCCTTTTAATAAAGAATATTCATTATCCTTTGTACTTAATAACAACAGAGAAATAAACGAAATATCCTCCCCAGGCCATTGGATGCGATTTAATTTAGATAATATCCAAAGTATAGATAATATTGTTATTTATATGAATGGAAAATTTCTAAGAGAAATAGTGTTTGAAAATGACATACAAAAAGAAATATTTAAAAAGAACAATTATATTATGACACTTTAAAGAATCCTAATATGAGTTATTCGAAGATTTCAAAATTGCTTGTGTGAAATACAAATTTTCTCTACAAAAGCTTGCTGACCGTACAATTCATTTGTATCTTACCGATGAAGATTTTAGAAAAAAAGTTCACAATCACACAAATTTAGAAATCACAGAATAAAATTAAATTAAATTAAAGTTACATGAATAATAGTTTTGAATACCTGCCACCTGAGCAGAGGAAAAAAATCTTACTAATTTGCGATGACATTAGAGTTCATTCAGGAGTAGCAACAGTAGGACGAGAAGTAGTAATCCACACATCTCATCATTTTAATTGGGTAAACATTGGTGGATCTATTCAACATCCTGAAGTTGGAAAACGACTTGATTTATCTCAATCAACAAACGAATCTGCTGGTATAACAGATTCATCAGTAATCCTATACCCAGCAAACGACTATGGTGGTCCAGAATTGCTCCGCCAAATAATCGAAATAGAAAAACCAGATGCTATAATGTTGATTACTGATCCTCGTTACTTTTTTTGGTTATTTTCTATTGAAAACGAGATTAGAAAAAATATTCCTATTACATACCTAAACATTTGGGATGATTACCCTGCTCCTCTTTATAATAAACCATATTATGAAGCTTGTGACTTATTAATGGGTATTTCAAAACAAACCGTAAATATTAATAATATTGTTTTAGGAGATAAAGCTAAAAATAAAGTAATTAGTTATGTCCCTCATGGTTTAAATGAAGATCTTATGTATCCTATTAATCAAGGAGATTCAAAATGGGATGATTTACAAAAATTTAAAAAAGATTTCTTTCAAGGAAAAGAATATGATTTTGTTTTATTCTTTAACTCTAGGAATATTCGCCGTAAACAAATTCCTGATACCATGTTGGCTTACAAATATTTTATTGATCAACTTCCCGTTGAACAAGCCAAAAAATGCTGTTTCGTATTACATACAGAATTAATAAACGATCATGGTACAGATTTATCAGCTATCCAAGAATTGTTATTAAATGATGAGAAATATAATATTATTATAACAAATAGAATTTTCAATAATTATGAAATGAGTTTGTTATATAACATTACAGATGCTCAGATTCTTTTAACATCAAATGAAGGATGGGGATTAAGTTTAACTGAAGCTATTTTGTGTGGTAATCCTATTATTGCAAATGTAACAGGAGGTATGCAAGATCAGATGAGATTTGAAGATGAAGATGGAAATTGGTTTACACCATCACTTGAAATCCCTTCAAACAATACAGGTCGATATAAAAAACATGGTGAATGGGCTTTCCCAGTATATCCAACAAACCGTTCAATCCAAGGTTCACCTCCAACACCATATATTTGGGACGATAGATGTCGAGCTGAAGATGCTGCTGAACAAATTATGGCTATTTATTCCTTACCAAAAGAAGAACGTAAAGCTAAAGGTTTAAAAGGTAGAGAATGGGCTTTAGGAGAAGCTGGTTTTACCGGAAAAATTCAAGGTAAAAGAATTATAGAATCATTTAAGGAATTATTTAAAACTTGGAAACCAAGAGAAAAATATGAACTTATAAATGCCAATGAAGTTAAAGATAGAATAAACACACATAATTTGTTATATTAATGAAACCGTTATTTATTATAAGTTCTCCATTTGATACCTACTCAGGATATGGAGCTCGTTCTCGAGATATTATCAAAGCCCTTATCGAATCAGATAAATATAATGTACGTTTGTTATCACAAAGATGGGGAGCGACACCTTTTGGATTTTGTAAAGATAATCCTGAATGGAAACATTTATATGATTTAGTTTTACCTAATAACCAAATTCCTAAACAACCTGAAATTTGGGCCCAAGTAACTATTCCTAGTGAATTTCAACCTGTAGGAAAATATAATATAGGTTTTACAGCAGGTATTGAATCAACTATTTGCCCTGCAGATTGGGTTGAAGGATGTAATAGAATGGATCTTAATATTGTATCATCTGAACATTCAAAGCAAGTATTTGTAAATTCACAATTTGAGAAACGTAATCGTCAAACAAATGATTTAGAAGGTTATGTAAAACTAGAAAAACCAGTAGAAGTATTATTTGAAGGAGCAAATACTGATATTTATAAAGTAATAGAACGCAATGAAATTAAAAATATTGATTTAAGTTCTATTAAAGAAGATTTTGCTTACTTATTTGTAGGTCACTGGATGCAGGGTGATTTGAGTGAAGATAGAAAAAATGTAGGATTATTAGTTAAAGCATTTTATGAAGTGTTTAAAAACAAATCCAAAAAACCAGCATTGATTCTTAAAACTTCTCAAGTAGGTTCATCTTATGTGGATAGAGAAGAAATTCTTAAAAAGATCAAACAAATCAAAAACTCAGTAAATTCTAAAAATTTACCTAATGTTTATTTACTTCATGGTGAATTTACAGATAACGAAATGAATGAAATTTACAATCATCCTAAAGTAAAAGCTATGGTTAGTTTAACTAAAGGTGAAGGATTTGGTCGACCATTACTTGAATTTACTTTAACAAACAAACCATTAATTACTACAGGATGGTCAGGACATTTAGATTTTCTTAACCCTGAATTTACTAATTTAATTGCTGGACAATTAAGTAATGTTCATCCTAGTGCTGCTAATCAATGGTTACTTCAAGAATCACAATGGTTTAATCCTGACCATGGTCAAGTAGGACATTACCTTAAGGATGTATTTGAAAATTACAAAAATTATACCACTAAAGCTAAACGTCAAGCTTATAAAAGTAAAACAGAGTTTAGTTGGGATAAAATGAAAGAAAAATTAAATGATCTTTTACAATCCTCACTTCCTGATTTCCCTAAAGAAGTTACTTTAAAACTTCCAACCGTTAAAAAAATTAATTTACCTAAAAAAGTAGAAATAAAAAATGGATAATTTAATTAATTGCTCCCGATGTGGTTCAGATGCATGTTATGTAGAAGAAGTGAACCAAGATATTAAAACATATTTTTGTTATGGATGTGGTTTTCAAACTAATTCTTTAATGAAAGAAGGTGAAACTTTTTATGAAGAACAAATTAATATCCTTCCTGAACTTTATAAAGATTTAGTTAGTAAAGATGAAGATGGAAATATGTGGATGCCTTCAACTGTTAATTTACCTCAACAAGGAATGATATTTGCTAACGGTCCTTCTAAAACTAACTGGGGATGGGCTGCTGTAAAAGCAGTTCCCGTTACAGAAGAAGAAAAAGAAAAATACCCAATCCCCGGAAAACCAGGAGAATTTTACGAGTGGAGAATGGATATGACCACACTTCAAATGTTCCCTGAGCGTGATTATATTGAAGCTCTTTCGTATATTGGGGTATTACCTGAATAAAATATTTTAAATGAAAATTAGTTATGCAATAACAGTATGTAATGAGTTTGTTGAAATACAACGGCTCATTACATTCTTATTAAAAAATAAAAGATCACAAGATGAAATAGTAGTATTAGTCGATATGACTAAAAATGAACCAACATCTGAATTAGACTGGAAAAATTATTTAACTAGTATATGTAGTGGTAATTATATTTTTCAAATCGATGCTGATGAAATCCCACATGAAAACCTAATCAATTCCCTCCCAGATTTACTAGAAGAAAATCAAATGATTGATGTACTACGAGTACCAAGAGTAAATACAGTTGAAGGATTAACCGAGGAACATATACGACGATGGGGGTGGAATGTAAATGAAAAAGGTTGGGTGAATTGGGCTGATTGGCAGATGCGAATCTATAGAAATAGTCCTGAGATTAAATGGATAAATAAGGTACATGAAGTTTTAGATGGTTTTAAATACCACGGGATGCTTCCATTAGAAGAAGAATGGGCTTTGTATCATCCAAAAACAATAGAAAAACAAGAAAAACAAAACAATTATTACAGTACATTATGAGTGAAAGAAAATATTTACCAACATTGAGTGAATTGATTGATCGTTTATCAATTACACAACTAAAAGAAGTATTCATTACAGAACATAAATCTGAATATGCTTCTGAAATAGCTGATATTGTTCACGATATTCAATTACATTTAAATGAATGTAAAGAACCAATAACTGCTGAAACTATTAGAGCTATTGTGGTTTTATCCCAAATGAATCTTCATATTTGGCACAACGAATCAAACGTTAGAAGTGGAAAATCAGGACCAAATGCATTAGCATTAACTCATGGATTAAACGGCATTCGTAACACAGCAAAAAACCAAATCCAAGAAGTAATGGGAGGTCGTAAAGATTATAAAATTGATTGTTTAGCAGCAGATTTTAAAGATTGGGAAATATCATGGTAAATAAAGTATTAATACTTGGTGGTAATGGTTATATAGGATCTAGATTAAATAACCATTTATTAAAATTAGAATATAACGTCACTAATATAGATTTAGGATGGTTTGGAATTTCTCAACCTAATACAATCGAAAAAGATTATAGAGATTTAACAACTGAAGAACTTAGTAAATATACACATATTATACTATTAGCAGGACACTCTAGTGTTTCTATGTGTGGTGGTGATTTGTATTCTTGTTTTAACAATAACGTTTCTAATTTTGTAAATTTAATAGACAAAATAAATGATGATCAAACTTTAATTTATTCTAGTACTTGTGCTGTATATGGTAACAATCCTAAATTAGTTACAGAAGAAGATCCTCTTAGAAAAGCATTAAATGTATATGATTATACTAAAATAGCTAGAGAAAACATTTCAGAACTCTATCCTAATAAAAAATTAATTGGTTTAAGATTTGGATCAGTAGCAGGATTTTCCCAAAACTTCAGAAATGAAAATTTATTAAATTCTTTAACTTTAGCTTCAATGAATGATAAAGTACTTACCATTTCAAATGGTGATGCTTATAGATCAGTTTTAGGTTTAAATGATTTGTGTAGAGCTATAACTAAAATTTTAGAAACAGATACTATAAAAAATAGAATTTATAATTTATCATCTGTAAATGATAAAATTATTAATTTTGGGCGTAAAATTCAACAACTAACTAATTCTGAATTAATAGTTAATGATACTTTTAAAACAGATTATAGTTTTAATTGCTCACCAGAGTTGTTTGAAAAAGACTATGATTTTAAGTTTGGAGATACCATAGAGTCTATATATAATGACATTATTGAAAATTACAATAATATATTATTTAATACTAAAAGAGGAAAAATAACTTATGAATAGAACTAGTTGTAGAAGTTGTGAAAGTACTAATTTAAAACCAGTAGTTTCACTTGGTTTATCACCGTTAGCAAATAATTTATTGGATTCATTATCAGATGAAGATAAATTGTATCCTTTAGAAATGGTTATCTGTTCTGATTGCCATAATTGTCAATTATCATATTCTGTTCCTTCTGAAGAAATGTTTGATCATTACTTATATGTATCTTCTACAGCCCAAAGCTTTAGAGACCATTTCTCAGAAGCTGCCAAGAAATATATTAAAGAATTTAACTTAAATAAAAATTCATTAGTAGTAGATATCGGATCAAATGATGGAATCGCTTTAGTACCTCTAAAAGAATCAGGTATAAGAGTATTAGGAGTAGAACCAGCAAAAAATATTGCTAAAATCGCTCTAGAAAAAGAAATTCCAACTATTAATGATTATTTCACTTCAGAAGTAGCTGATAATATTATTCAATATCATGGAAGTGCTGATGAGTACAATATCTATTAGATACTATTAATGATTTAACATTTGATAACATATATCATGAACACGTTAATTATTGGAGTGTAACGTCTATAGTTAATTTTTTCAATAATCTCGGATACAGCGTCGTTAAAGTAGAACACATTGATACACACGGAGGTTCTATTAGAGTTTATGTACAAACCCAAGGTCATGAAATTGATTCAAGTGTAGAAACATTTTTAACAACAGAAAATGAGTTTGGTTTAACTAATTATAGTACTTATGTAGATTTTTCTAAACGTGTAGAACAAATTAAAAGTAATGTACTAAAAAATATTAAATCTTTAAAAGATCAAGGTTTAACTCTAGTTGGATATGGATCCCCAGCAAAAGCAACAACATCGTTAAATTATTTTGGAATTACTTCTAATGAAATAGATTATATTGTTGAAGATAATACTCTTAAACATGGTAAAATCCTTCCAGGTGTAAAAATTCCAATCTATTCTAAAGAAAAACTTTACAATAATCTTCCAGATGTAATTATTGTTATGGCTTGGAATTTCTTTGAATACATCAAACAAAATAATCAAGAATTAATAGATAAAGGAGTTAAATTTATTAGTATCAAAGATTTACAAAATGAAAATTAAAATTACTTATCACATAATGCCGTGGGAAGTTGATTTTGCTTTAATTTCCTTTCTCCAATTAAAAAAATCCAAATATCATATCGATCCTACAGTTGATATAAAAATTACAGCTGTATTAAACATGTCTGATTATTTAATTGATTGGGATAACACTAAATTACCTAAAGAATTATTTAAACAAAAATTTAAAGATTTAGGAGTTTTATTAAAAGATTATGAGTATGATCCTGTAATAATTGAGGGACCAGAACAATATGGTATTTTAGATATGCAGAAAAACAGTTATGAACCTGATGTAGATTACTATATCAACATAACCCAAGATATGTACTTCAGTGAAACCTTATTATCTAATTTAATTGAAGCTGCTAAGTTAGTAAAAAATAAATATTTTGTTATTACCCCTGAAATATACAAAATGTGGGATGATACTTGGGATGAAATTACTAATGAAAAATATTTAAGTGTTCCTTATGATCAATGGGATAAAGCAGATATTTTTGATATCAGACATGACTTAAAAACTTCAGATGATGAATTGTGCTTATATCCTACAAAAAGAAGTAAATGGGCTTGGTGGTTAGATTTATACAATAAAGCATTTTATGAAGATTTTGCTCCTGTTCAAGATGATATGAAAGGATATGGAGCTTGGGATTTTTACACATTGTTATTAACAGAATGTGTTAAACCTAAAGGAGTAGATTTTCAACAGTATGTCTTAAAAGGTCAAACAATATTTGAATACCCTATAGGTCCATTAAAAGAAAGAGGATTTACAGGATATTATAAAGATTACTTTAGTATTAAAGTTAGTGCTTTAGATCAAAGAAAAGTTTTTGAATCAAAAATGCATGATTATTTACAGCATGGTATTAATCATTTATCATCAAAAAATATAATATAGTGGATATTTTATCTAATTTTAGAGACCCTAATACTGATCCATATCTTTTATTTATTAAGAATAAATATGACAGTAAACCTTTTACTTTTTGGTATGATAAACTACCAAATAATATTGGGGAATTAAAATTAAATCCTTATAATTTTTTATTTTTACATGAACCAAATGAATTTTTTAATTTACACAATAATGCTTTATATATAAGTTCTACTTTTACAGCTGTGTTAACTTGGAATGATTTATTATTAAACCAACTTGACAATGCTGTTAATTTTACTTATAATGGACAAACATTAGATTCTGATTACATTAACACCCCAGGAGATAAAGAATTTAATATTTCTTTTTTATGTGGTACTAAAAATTTAGTTGAAGGACATAAATTAAGACAAATCGTTTATAAATTAAAAGATAAAATTAAAATACCTAATAAATGGTATTATGTTTTAGAAGATTATGATGTAAAAACTGATTCTCGTCCTGGTTATACTGAATATTCAAAGGATTTATCCCATATTCCATCAGGAGTAGACCCAATTGGATTTGGTAGAAGAGTTTTGTTTGATAACTCTATGTTTAATGTTGTTATTGAAAATGTAAAATACAATAACTGGTATAATAAAATTGGAGATACTTTTTTATCCAAAACAATCCCCGTATATTGGGGATGCCCTAATATTAGTGATTTTGGTTATGACGAAAAGGGGATTATTAGATTTGAAACCCCTGAAGAATTATTAGATATAGTAAATTCATTAACCCCCGAAAAATATAATGAAATGTTACCTTATGTAGAATATAACTATGAGTTAGCTAAACAAGATACTTTCGAAAACAATATAAGTCAGTTTTTTGACAGTTTTATAGAATTAAATAATATATGAAAATACAAACCCACCCCGATGTAAGAATTTATAATCATGATGTGTATTATGATTTTAGAGGTGAATTATGGACATTATGGAAACAAGATGAATTTTCTCCTCAATTGAATTTTAATCACGATAAAATATCTACTTCACGTAAACATGTTTTAAGAGGTATTCATGGTGATAGTAAATCATGGAAATTGATTGAATGCTTATATGGTGAATTATATTTTGTAGTAGTTGATAATCGCCCTGATTCTCCAAATTATAAAAATTGGATGAGTATGATGTTATCTGATAAAAAAAGACAATCAGTCCTCTTACCACCAGGATTTGGAAACGGATTTTGTGTAATGAGTGAACATTCGTTATTCCATTACAAATGGTCCTACCCAGGTAAGTACCCAGATGTTGAAGATCAATTTACTTTAAAATGGAACGACCCTGAACTAAACATTGAATGGCCTATTGATAACCCTATTTTACAGGGACGTGATAGATAACTTGGAAACACAAACAATTTTAATTAAATTAATAATATGAATATACCAAAACACTACACCAAAGTTCGAGATGTAAACATTACACCTGATGAACTTATAGCCTTTGAAGATAGAGTAAAAGATGCCTATGAAGCTGGACAAGTAAAAGGACCTGTCCATTTATCTAAAAATAATGAAGAACAATTAATTGATTTGTTCCAATATATCCATCCTGGAGATTGGGTATTCTCAGCTTGGAGAAATCATTACCATGCTTTGCTTCATGGAGTTGATTCTGAAAAATTATTTGAATGGATTAGTGAAGGAAGAAGTATGGGAACAAATAATTTACAACCTAACTTCTATGCTTCATCTATTGTAGGAGGTATTGTACCTTTAGCTTTAGGAGCAGCTATGGGTTTAAAACGTTCTAATTCACCACGCCGTGTTTGGTGTTTTATAGGTGACATGACAATGGAAACAGGAGTTTTCCATGAAGCATATAAATACTCTCAGAACTTTAATTTGCCACTTCAATTCGTAGTTGAAGATAATAATCTAAGTGTTCACACACCTACAGATGTAGCTTGGGGGAAACGAATGGATGCTCCGGAAAATGTAATTTACTATCAATATAAAATGTCCTATCCACACCACGGAACAGGCAAATGGGTTAATTTTTAATTATTATGAAATATAAAGACGAATTAGTTAGATCAATGGAATGGCTTGCAACAAAGTCAGATACCGTATTTATGGGACAAGCTATTGGGATGAGTGGTCATGCTATCTCAAACACAATGGCTAATGTTCCTCAAGATAAAAGAGTTGAACTTCCAGTATTTGAAGAAACACAACTTGGAATGGCTACAGGAATGGCAATGACTGGTTGGGTTCCTATTACTTGTTATCCCCGTTTTGATTTCTTTATTTTATCACTTAATCAGTTGGTTAACCATCTTGATAAAATGAAAGATATGTCTAAAGGTGATATGAATCCTAGAGTTATCATTCGTGTAGCAGTAGGTTCTAAAGTACCTTTTAGTGCAGGTCCTCAACATACTCAAAATCATACCGAAGCTATGAGAAAAATGCTTACTGAAGTAGAAGTAATTGAGTTAATGGAACCTGAAGATATCTTCCCAGCATTTGTAAAAGCATATAGTAGTGATAAATCATTTTTAATTATTGAACATAGCGAGTTTTATGGCAGCAAATAATTATACTTGGCCTTTAATTAATGATAATATCACTCAAAGTGATAGAAAAATCCTTGCTGATTTTTGTTTAAACGGAGAACGTTTTACAAATGGTCCCAAAGTAAAGGAATTCGAAAAAATATGGTCAGAATGGTTAGGAGTTAAACACTCTGTAATGGTTAATTCTGGAGCATCTGCTAATTTTATATCAATAGCAATGGTAAAAGAATTAGTAGGCATTGGAGAAGTAATTGTACCTCCTATTGGATGGGTTTCAGATATTTCATCAGTAGCTCAATTAGGTATGACTCCTGTATTTGTAGATATTTCAATAAATGATTTTAATATTACTCTTGAAAATATAAAAAATGCAGTTACACCTAAAACTAAAGCTATTGTATTAGTTCACACCTTAGGTTTTAATGGTATTAATGATGAGCTAATTCAGTTTGCTAAAGAACGTAATATTATCTTAATTGAAGATTGTTGCGAAGCTCATGGTGCTACTTATAAAGACCGAAAAGTAGGTTCATTTGGTGATATTTCATTATTTTCATTCTATTTTGGACACCACATTACTACTATTGAAGGTGGTACTGTTTGTGTAAACGACGATAAATTATATGATTTAGCTAAATTGTTTCGTTCACACGGTATGACTAGAGAGGCATCTCAAGAATTACAACGTGATTATCAATTAATGTGTCCTGATTTAAATCCATTGTTTACATTCGCTGTAGCTGGGTTTAATATGCGCAGTAGTGAATTAAATGCTGTTCTTGGTATTGAACAGATGAAACGCATTGATAACAATGTAAAACGTAGAACTGAAAATCTACACATTTGGTTGGATAATCTTGATTCTGATAAATTTATAACAGGTTTTAACACTCCAGGAAGTAGTAATTTTGCTTTACCCTTAGTAATGCAAGGACGTACTCGTGATAAACTTAAAGATGTTTGTAACATTTTAGAAAATGAAGGAGTTGAATATCGTTTAGGTACAGCTGGTGGAGGTAACCAAGCTCGTCAACCATACCTTAAAAAATTTGATCATAGAATAAGTGGTGTATTAGCTCAAGCTGATTATATTCATGATAATGCTCTGTATATTGGTAATCATACTGATTTAACAGAAGAACAAATTGTTAATCTTTGTAAAAAATTAAATAATGTTTAAAAATCAAAAAGTTTTAGTTACTGGTGGAGGTGGAATGATTGGACGTTCCCTAGTAAAATTTTTACTAGAAAAAGAAGCAAAAATCACAATAGCTGATTTAACCGTTCCAACAGATCTTCCTGAAGGTGTTGAATTTATTAAAGTAGATTTACGTTACTTTGATCAATGTGAAAACATTTGTAATGGAATGGATTATGTATTTAATCTTGTAGGTATTAAAGGTTCACCTAAAATGTGTGCTGAACAACCTGCTGATTTTATGGTTCCAATGCTTCAATTCAATACTAATATGATGGAAGCTGCTCGACGAGCTAATGTAAAATGGTATCTTTATACTAGCTCAGTTGGTGTTTATGCTCCTGCTGAAGTATTTGTTGAAGATTCTGTTTGGTCAACTGTTCCCTCACCTAACGATAGATTTGCTGGTTGGGCAAAACGAATGGGTGAACTACAAGCAGAAGCATACTCAATTCAGTATGGTTGGGATAAAGTATCAATAGTAAGACCAGCAAACGTTTATGGAGACTATGATAACTT